TTAATACTACTACAACAAATGCTGATGGTTTTGATGTATTGGATGGTACAACATTTAGTGCTAACCAAGGAACTGTTAGTAATGGTGATTATTTACAAATAAGAATGCTCACAGCAGCAACAGGAAATACACCAAGATCAACAGATTTAAGTATTGGTGATGTTATTGCTGGATCCACATGGACTATTACTACTGGAGCAAATCTATCTTCATCACCTGATGCATTTAGTTTTACTGATGTTAATAATGCTGATGCAAATACCCTTATTGCATCTGATGAACAACCCTCAGGTGGTATTACTGGACTAGGTGCTGGTGTATCAGTACCTGTAGATGTTGTATCTACTGATGCTAGTCTTGTAAGAGTTAAGAAAAATAATGGTTCTATTGGTGTATTTCCAACAGATGTAACAAATGGTGATACATTAACCATTTACTTACAGTCATCTACACTGTTTGGTGATCCTAAAGAATTACAAATTAATGTTGGTTCTAGAACTATCCCAACATGGACTGTTGTAACGAATAGTGGACCAGATACTGATGCAGCATTCATACCACCAGCAGATAAGACTAATCAAATACCAGATACTTTTATCTCTAGTGCTCCTGTAACTATTAGTGGTATCAATCTACCAATTACTATTGAATGTCTCAGTGGATATAATGCATTGATTTCTATTGACTTTGATACAGCAGTAGAAGGACCAAGAACATTTGATCCTGCAATCAATACTAGTTTCTATCTCATTATTAAATCTTCCTCAAATTTAGACACACCAGAGTTTACACAAATTAAGGTTGGTACTGGTTCAATTAATAGTCCATTTACATGGACAGTAAGAACATATGCTCAAGTACCACCACCATCTACTAATCTAGGTAAGTGGTATAGTAAAAAGACTGAGAAGTTTGATGGTTATCCTATCGGTACAGTTATTCCTATTTTAAAGGAAGGTGCTACTTCAACATATGGTACTACAGATGGTACTCTTGGTAGTAGATATGCTGGATTTATTGCATGTGAAGGTCAACAACTTGATGCTACACAATACTGGGCTCTATTTGATGTCATTGGTAATACCTATGGTGGTACTGGTGAAAGAACGTTAGGTCAGAATAATATAATCACATATAGTGGTGTGTTTAACTTACCTGATTATAGGAACAGAAGACTATGTGGTGTTGGAATAGTGGACTCTTCTAGAGGTGGCTCAGCCTTCTTGCCTGTATCCACATCTGGTAAGAGTATCAATGATGTTGGTGCTGAGGGTGGATTCTGGTACTTTGATAGAGTTGATGCCTTTGGTGTACAACCATTAGAACAGATTCAGGGGCCACCTGCAAATGATACAGGTCTTAACTCACAGTTCTTCTCTCTTGGTACTGTAAGGTTACGAGGATTAGAAACTATTGTTGATGATATTACATTTGATATTCAGGGTATAGTTACTGCACAGATTGGACCTTTGCAAGAAGTAATAGTTAAACCACCAGAACATGACCACGCATACCTTGCTGCTATAGTAGAGAGTGACTCTATAACTGGTAATGATCCATGTATCCCTTGGGATGGTAGAACTATGTTCGCCACAGGAGATCCTAGTGTAGTAGATCATGGCCCAATTAAGTGGGGTTCAGGTAATACTCCAACACAAGCATGGTCCACATGGATACAACAGTTAGGATTATTCCAACAAGAATTGAGACTATATTATGGTAACAGTTTTGATATCAACTCATTTATTAATGATAACTTACCAACTGGTTACCCAGTAAACGAAGAGATAAACACAAACTGGTTGGGAATTGGAGAAACTGACTTTGGTCCTGAATCTAGTGACCAGAATGTGACAGTTGACTTCCTAACATGGTGGATTTCTCCTGTAAGTGCTTTAGATGGTCAAACATTACAATCAACTGGTCTTACACCTAATACTGGTGCAGGTCAGAATGCTGCATCTGCAGTTGTTGACACACAACCAACTAAATTCTTAATTGACGTATATAATCCTCTTGGTACTGCAGGTACACTTACACACTCACATTTCATTACTGAATCTATTATTGGTAACCCTAACACAGATTTCTCTGGTGGTAACTTAGCAGGTTTAGGTAATGCAAATGCACCTGAAGGTTCTGGTTTAGGTGGAGGTATTACTGGAGGACTACAAACATTTGAACTATGGCAAGACAGACTTGTTGATGCTGCATTGATAGAAGGTGCATGGACTGGTAGATCTGTTAACCAGTGGGCATATCGTCTCACAGGTAGCAATGATTATTGGACTGATCCTAATGATGCAGTCACAACTGATGTGAATATGATTTATGCTAGTGGTCAAGGTGGAACAGGTACAGGCATGATATTAAATGTTACTATGACACCTTGGCCAACTATAGCACAAACTCCTGTTGTACTTGGTGATACAAGAGTAAGGATTAATCAGATTGTCAGTCCTGGACAAAATTATCTTGCTGGTGAAGAATTAACATTCCAATTTTGGGAAGAAGAATTTGGTGGATCATTCCTTAGAATCACTGCAGTTTCTCCTGCTGGTACTGGTGGTGCTGCTGGAACACTCCAAGTATCATTCTCACAGAATGATATCTTCATGGATATGACAGAAGGACAGTTTAAATTTAGTAGTAACTTCCAAAAACCAACACCAGATATTACAATGAGACCACAACGACAAGTTCCAATATTGAACCCTTTCCACAAGACTAAATACATGATCAAAGCTTATTAATATGACTGGAATTCCTGATTATAGACCACTTGAATTGATGCTAGACCCAAAACTTACTAAAGTCGAATTCGACGACTTTATTGGTGTGTGGCCCAATTTTATGCCAAAACCATTATGTGAGACTATCATTAATTACGCTGATAAGATACAGGACACAGGGTGTACTGTTAACTATGACAAAGAATCAAAGGATCAGCAATACCTAGATGATAAGGAGACAGTATATAAATCAGAAGAGTTTTATGATGGTGCTCTTAACAGACAAGATTTTGCATTTCTATTGAACTATGCAAATAGAGAACTTGTTATACAAATCAATCAAGTTCTTAAATCATGTGCTAACCATTATATAAACAAGTATCAGGCATTAAGGAAACAACCATTGATGTCTACTGATATTAAAGTGCAAAGAACACCACCAGGCGGTGGTTATCATCTATGGCATCATGAAAATGCTGACATTGCACATGCAAATAGAGAATTGGTGTGGATGATATATCTAAATGATATGCCAGATGGAGAAGCAGAGACTGAGTTTCTATATCAAAGACGTAGAATCAAACCAACTGCAGGTACTGTTGTTATTTGGCCAGGTGGATTTACTCATACACATAAAGGAAACACAGTCATGACTCAAGATAAATACATAGTAACAGGATGGTACATCAAAGGTAAGTAACTCTCATGTCGTTTACAGTAAAAACATTACTACTAGAAGCTGATTTTTTGAATGGATCCTTCTCTGAGCAGCGATCAGCTGAATACTATGAATCTGATTACTCTCAACCTAGAAGAACTCAGGTGGATCAGGACTTAATTAAAAAGTTCATTGACACTCAAGTGGATGAGTTCTGGCACAGTGATAAGGATAAACTTGAGTTCATCCAGTTCTTTAATGATGGGATGTATTTCTGCCAGAGACGTAAGACTGTATATGATTTTGCTAATAACACATCATATCCTAAAGTATATTCATTCACCTCAGCAACAAAAGAACAAGCAGAAGCATTCTATACTAAAGTTAAAGACTTCTTCTTTGTTGTTAAAGAAGTTAATAACCTAAAGATAGAAGAGAAAGTAGAGGAAATTGATAGTCAAGTAGTATTCTGGGAGCAGAGATGGAGATCACTTCGTAGACAGAAAGTTAATATGCTAGGACTATCTGATTGGAGGGTATTACCTGACATCACAGAAAAGTATACAGGTGAGAAAGATGACTGGGTTAAGTGGAGACAATGGTTACGTGATTCTGCATTGCCATCACCAACTGATGCTCAGTTTGAAGGATCAGGTTTAAAGTATTTTAAATATACACATGAACTTAGGTTCCCAGTTGATCCAACAAACTATAGAAAACTATATCCAAATGGTAAGTTGGATGATGGAGTAACAGATGCTCCTGCATTCATGGATGAGAATGATGCTGATCAGTGGGTTGAGACTGAAGCAGAATCAAGTAATGACTTCTGGAAGAGTAATGAGGAGAATATGTGGAGACTTGCTCAACGTGGTGAACGTGCTCAAAGGAAGGTTACAACCAGTATTCTACAACTAATGAAAGACTTGAATGTTGATGATCTTGTTCCAGTAGATTGGGATAAGTTCTATACTGATGAAAATGAACTATAAAGAGGGACATGAATAACTACAACACTTTCTATCTTGATAATTTCATTGAGAAGTATGCTGCTCAATTGGGCAAGCCTGTACTATACTTAAGATCAACTGGTTGGAATGCTAGTTCTGATGTTGCTGCTATCAATGCATCATACACCAAGTACGAAGGCATTCTACCAAATGATATATGGACCGCACTGAAGAATTCAGAGTTTGTATTTTCTGAGGTCGATGACGATCTTGCTGATACTATGGAGTGGTTGGGTGATAACTTCCCATCATCACAAGCATCAACTGCAATACCAGAGGATTATATATTTTATTCTCTTGTTAATGCAGAAGGACAACAAGTTGCGAGCAACGAGTAATGATCTTTA